CCTCAGGCGATGGGAATTGGCGCAACATGTGATCCATCACATAGGTCGCAATGGGATGAACGACGATTCTTGTATTGGTGCAGTGATCAGCTTCGACCATTCTTGCTTTCAGCTTATCCTCAGGCCCAGGCTCAATTTAAGCCTATAAGATTATTTAAAGAAACAAAGTTTTTAGGTCCTCATCCATGGGTGTTTGAAACACCTTACGTAATAGCTGATCTTAGAAAAATATAATAAAAAAGGGAATCGAAAGATTCCCTTTTTGCTATCTTCTTATTGGTGATGTTGGAAGAACTCCATAATCTTGTGTGAATGGATCAGATGTTGCATAAGGATTAGGATTTTTAGGAGGAACAGGTCCCCAGCAATCTTCAGGATCAACTTCTGGTTCCATTAAATGTGGAGAAAGTTCTTCTTCATTAGGTTTATCTTTTTTACCCAAACTTCCTATTTGCTCCCTGTTAGCTGTTTTAGTTGCATAAGGAGCGTCTCTCATCATTTTAGGTTTAGTTGCTTTTGCACCACCAATTTCTTGAAGATGTTCTGAAGGTTTATGTGCAACATGTCGCATAATAAACTTAACATTAGGATAAATTAATTTTAAACCGGCAACTGCATCAATATTTCCTTTGCTATCATCAAAAAACTCAACAAAATTATAGCCTTTTTCATCAATAGCTTGAGCAATATAATCAGACTTCTTTTTTGGATCTGAATTTTCTAAAGTTACAATTCTAACATTAGAAAGGCCAATGCTATTCAGATAATCTCTGATAGCATTGGCTGCCTGATGGGCTCTAGCAGTTAAAATAAAAGTGTCACTGTCTTTAGTGATTAAACGACGAAGAATGTCTGTAGTCCACTTAATTTCTTTTGGATCAACTACATTATTAAAATCGCTAAAATCAAAGACATCACCAGGCTTTTGAACATATGTAGCAAACTCACCTGCAGTTAATACTAGTTTAGTTCCGTCTTGCTTATTAACGAATACTTTTGAAGATGTAAAAGCAAGGGTATCATCAAAGTCAAATACTCTTAATTTTTTTCTTGTAATGTCTTCTGAAAGAACAGATCTGATATACTGTTTAAGCGTGTTAATCTTGTTCGAGTTTGTCATTTTCTTCGTCACTTTTCTTTGTCTCTGTCTTTTTAACGACATTAACGGCATTGTTAATTATTGACAAACTGAAAATGACGATTACGAAAGTCAAATAAGGATGTTCGTAAGACCATTGAGACATTTATTTTTGCTTTCTCCTAAACTCTTTCATGCTCTCAGATATCTTCCGCTTCTGCTCTTCAGACATACGAATACCAGACTTTGATTTCGAGATCTTATCACGTGTCTCGATCGTAACATTCTTGTTGTTGTGAATCATCACACATTTCTTAGAACAGAATTTCTTTGCAACATGTCTTCTTATCCCCCACGGAGACATCTTCTTAGGAAAGAAAATCTCGCCACAATTAGGACATGACTTCGGTTGAGCATCTGGATGCTGCGAATCAACAGCACATGCCGCCGTCTTTCTTGCACCAACGATTTTCTGTGCTGCCGACATATTACGTCGAGCTTCCTCAGTGTGTTTCACTTCATGCATTGCGAAATAACGTGAAACGCCTTCAGACACGGCATGCTTATGATCTTCGGAAAGCAATCTTCCTTTTAAAGCTTGACGAATAGCTTCGTTCCTCTTGGGATCTTGATATATTCGTTTCTTTTCTTCTTCAGAAAGAACTTTCATTTTACCTCTGTTTCCACCTGTCTCTCGATTATAACCAACAGCGGGATCACACGACTTGTAATGCGAAATCCAATAACGTTCCCTCTCATCAACATTATCAATGTTACATTCTTCTATGATCTCAAACTTGAAATTTTCAACGCCATGCTCATTCATGGAACGATATAGATGATTCTTACTGTTGGGTTTTTTACCTTCTGACCAATGCTGCCATCTTCTATTTTTTGGAAATTTTGTTTGTCCAATATAGACTTTTGAATTGATCAAATTTGTAATGAGATAGATATAACAAATAATATTGTGCATACTATAAGTATGCACTCGGTATCATTTTCGCCACGCAATGCGTCCGCGACTAGTATCGTAAGGAGAAACTTCTACGACAACCTGATCACCTGGTAATATATGAATATGATTCTGTCGTAGTTTTCCTGACAGCGTTGCTAATACAATCGCACCGCCTTCAGTTAACCTAATTTTAAATAATGTACCCGGCAATGAGTCTTCGACGACGCCATTTAAACTAAGCTTGTCATCGCGCTCGAGGGTGACGTCTTGTGAATTGAACTTCTTCTGCTTCTTGTTCTTTGCCATCTTTCTCTTCTGCTTCTTGTTCTGTTTCATCCCCCAAACCTTGGGGTAAAGTTGATACGTGAGTATCACCACCAGCACCCATTGGAATGATGCCGGCAGAGAGTCTCATATTTCTTTGGACTTCTTCTTGAATAAATCTTCTAAGGGTCTTTAGTGGAAATTTCACCTATATAACTATTGTTTAGTTCAAGTTTAGCACCATCTATCTCGGAAACTGACCTTTCAAGAATCCAATTTGTTGGTAAGAAAAATCCAGATATTTGTTTTGGCCATCTATTAGGCCCATTTGGTATGTATATTTGCTGACCATTAGGTGTTGGAAAAAATTCACCAATTGGCACGCAATGATCATTCGGATCAAATGAATATACATTTAAATCTGTTGTGATTAAAGATACTAATCCATCTTTTGGAGATGTGCCACAAGAAAAAACCAAATTAGAATTATTTTCTACAAGAAGCTGATTAACTTCTTGCTGTGATAAACTATTCATCCAATTTGGAATTACTATCGTCGAATTTTTTATCTTTATTTCTATCGACATCTAACTTATAATGTAACTTAAAATCATCTAATGTGTATGACAGTTGTCATTCATGACTTCTTATTGTGAATTTGACTTTTAGTTTAACAAGTAATATTGTCAAGACGTTGCATGTCGGCAATCAAAAATGATAAACTTTTTTCCTTCACAGTTTGAAGTTCATCTTGAAAAAGTGGACCAATAATGCAACCTGAATCTACATAAACATAGTACAGCTGAGGATACACTAAATGTTTCATGTGAAGAGATGGTGAAGATTTATTTGCTGTTTCTTTCTTGACAACAATGCCTAATCGCTGTCTTGCTTTTATTAAAACTAGTTCACCTACATTGATGTACATTTTCTTTTTTTCAAATCTATGTCAGACATTAACTTAACGGGAAGAACTGCCGAACATAAATGCTCTTTTATCTTTATACCATTCTTAGTGCACCAAAGTACAAGACATTTATCATCCGGCAGTTCTTCAATAATAATTCCAAGAACAGGTGGATTAGGTATCCACCTGTTTCTTAAAACAACTAGTTCGCCTTTCACATGATAAATATGTCATTTGTCTTCAACAACTACGGCGTCTAAAGTTAAAAATGTTATAGCGACAGAAGATGCATTCAGTAATGCAGTTCTTGTTACCTTAACAGGATCAATAACTCCCACCTTCATCATGTCGTCATAAGTGTTCTGTGCAGCATTATAACCTATAAAGTCCTGACCTTCACGTTTCACTTTATTTAACTCATTAATTACAATGTCAGGAGAATAACCTGCATTTAACACGATTTTTTTGACCGGTGCTAGACAAGCATCCATGACAATTTTAGTACCGGCACCTAAGTTATCTTCTGTTGAAGAAGTAGAAAGCTGTTGCCAAACATTAAACAAAGCCATACCGCCACCAGGCACAATTCCTTCATCAACAGCTGCTCGGGTTGCATGCAAAGCATCTTCAATGCGATACTTCCGTTCTGTCATTTCAACTTCAGTAGAACCACCAACTTTGATAACTGCAACGCCGCTAGCAAGTTTTGCTATTCTTGTCCTAAGTTTTGTTACTTCATCGACATTCAAAGTGATATCCTGAAGCTGAATCTTTAAATCTTGAACATGCTTTTCAACTTCAGAGGCATATTGAGGGGATCCTACAAGAGTCGTTGATTTTGCATCAACAACAAACTTCTTTAATGTGCCTAAATCAGAAAGCGTGACATTAGCTAACTTCATTCCTGTTACTGCAGAAACAACTTTACCCCCAGTCAGAACAGCAATGTCACGAAGTAACTCCTCTTTATGCTGCCCATACCCTGGTGATTTAATCGCAACAACAGGAAGATTTGCATTAACTCTATTAATGACTAATCCTTGTAACGCTTCACCTTCTACATCATCTGCAATAATGAGAAGTGGTGTTCTAGATTGCATCACCTTCTCAAGAATAGGTATCATGTCCTTCATTCCTGAAATTTTGTGATCAACAAGAAGAACTTTAGCATCATTATACGATGCTGTCATCTTGTCAGAATTAGTTACAAAATACGGGCTTAGATAACCTCTGTCAATTTGCATTCCGTCAACTAGCTCCAATGCAGTCAACATACCTTTTGCATCTTCAACGGTAATGATACCATCGTGCCCAACTTTATTCATCGCTTCAGCAATGAGTTCACCAATTTTTGTATCACCATTGGCGCTAATAGTTGCAATTTGTGCAATCTCTTCAGATGAAGTTAACTGTTTAGCCGAAGAACGAAGAATTTCTAAAGCTTTTGAAACAGTCTTTTCAATTCCATCGCTTAACTCTTTGGCAGTATAACCAGATTCAAGATATTTTAATCCACTTTTAACTAGTGCATGAGTTAGAACAGTGGATGTTGTTGTACCATCACCTGCAGAATCATTTGTTTGGGAAGCAGCTTCTCTAATTAGCTGCGCCCCCATTCTTTCAACTGGCTCTTTTAACTTTATAGATTTACTAACAGTTACGCCATCTTTCGTTACAATTGGTGAAGAGCCATCTTGTTGAATAAGAACAGTCTTTCCCTTTGGCCCTAACGTGCAAGAAACTGCATCAGCTACTGTTTCAAGTCCCTTAAATAGTTGTTTACGTGCTTCAGTAGAAAAAATAACCTTCGTTGACTCAGATGTTTTAGACTCGTCGTACATGAAATGATATTAAACATTATGCATCTTGAAGTACAATTAAGGTTTGTCTTTTGTTACTTTAAGCCAAATAGGTTTACCAGCTTTCCATGCAATTGCAACCATTCCATTTCTATATTGCACACAAATATCTTTTAAAGTTTGCTTTTGCTGTTCATCGGTTACTTGTTGAATATACTGAAGAAGACGAAAATAAGAATAATCAAAAACATTTTTGTGTGCAGTCAATTGATTCTGCGATTTATGCAACTGAAACTCAGTACAAGTTTCACCAGGTTTTACACCGGTTCCTTTTGGAGTTCTTGTTGCCATATTTGCTTTCATGTAAAAGACATCTTTAAATAAGTATAAACATGAAAACAAATGTTATAAAAACAAAAATGTATTTTTAAACACTAATTGGAATGTCAAAATCTTTTGACATTTTGAAAACAGAAATATTTTTTAGCTTTGCTTCAATTTCTACATCAATTTTGTTTTCACGCAACGATCGAAGCTGGCAGTCCGGTACATAGTGGATTAGATCACTGTGTTTGCGGCGATCTGTGAAATTTCCATTTACGTGAATGGGATCAGTATTGCTAATGTGTTGTAAAGGACGAATATCACCCCATGTAGCGCATGCAGCTTCGTATGCTTCTTCCATTGTTAGATCGTCAGTGTTGAAAGTATGATGATGAGAATCGAAAGTAATTGGCAAACCTGTTTCACGGTGTGCTTCAAGAAGTTCAAGAACGCTGTAAGCAGACTCATCATTTTCAAGAGTCAATCGCTTTCGAATATTATCAGGGAGTTTGTTAACCTGATCGATCAATTTATTAATACGACCCGATTTACCACCATGAATATTGATAGCATAGAAGGGAGTTTCGGGCAACCCCATCATGTCGAATATCCAAGCATGGATATCTAGATCTGCCCGGGCATTTGCAATCACATCATCAGAATCAGATGAAAGAACGCAGAACTGACCGGGATGCGTCGATACACGCATTCCATTGTTAATGATGAAGTCGCCAGCAGTCTTTAAATGCTTTTTAACTTCATCATTATCCCACATCTCTCTATTAACTTTATCACCAAGAGGAAACAAAGCTGAAGAAACGCGAAATAACTTAATACCTTGTCGATGAATGAAAGGAATCATTTCGGCAAGCTTCTTGACATTATTTACGTAAGTTCCAGTGATTTGTTCATTCGTGTATTTTCCAGCTTTGAATCTTCCAAGTTGAAGACTGCGCTCTTCCATTTCATTGAAGTAGAATTTCTCGCCTGATTTTGGTTTTGTTTTTTCTGAAAGATAATGACAACAAATGCCGAGCATAGTCTTTTTATATCCTTATTTTTCACCGCTTTGCACGGCGTCGAGCCTTCGCTTTACGATTATGTGCTCGAAACTCGTCAACAATATTGTTTGATTCTTCTTGTGACTCCTCATCATCTTTCGTAACACGACTAAGCTCATCATCATTCGAGTAAGAATCCAAACGTTTCACACGTTTTGCTAACTCAATGATAGAATTTGATGCCTCTTCTTGAGACATAAAACGGCGACGCTTCACATACTCTTGAATAAAAGCAATTGGCCAATCCTTAACAGTTTCAAAGGCATCTTTGTGCTCTTCACCAAGAACATTACGAATGACGTCTTCATCCATTTGTTTAACGCAAATTAACTCATCAAAACGACCGGGTCGTAGAATCGCTTCGTCCAGTGAATTTCTATCATTAACGGTTGCAACGATAAGCTTGACATGCTTCTGGAAATGTTCAAGTACTTCAAGAATCTTGACTTGCTCGTGTGTCCTATCAAAATCGTCAAGAATAATTGAATCAGGCTCAAAGATTCCAATAGCTTCAAACATCGTTGAAGATTCAATATGCCCAATATCTTCAACACGAATTCTAAAGCTCTTTAATCCAAGAGATTCTACAATTGTCCGTGCCATTGTTGATTTACCCGTTCCTGGCGGGCCATATAGCATAACAGAACGAGCAACTCCGGCATCAAGACATCGTTTCAAATAAGCAGAATATTCTGTTGCTTTGCTTGAAGGAAGAGAGACAAAAGCATCATCTGCTTCAAAAGCAACACGTGGTTCTTCACTAAGATGCAAAGCTTTCTTGTTGTGTCGCATAACAAGATTAGCATCCTTATGCCGCTCCCAAAGCATCTTCTTCAGAATTAACTTAGTCTTTTCGAGTTTTTCTGTTTCAACATGAATAGCGCTAGCCATTCTCGTTTTATCGTTATAAACATAACCGATCTTACATCCATTAAGATCATAAATCCGAATGCTAACATCTTCATCAGATGTCTTTGTAACCTTAAACTTCTTACCATGAAGAATACTCACGATAAGAGGATTAAACTCGGGAGTATACGGTTGAGTCCACTTGTTCTCTGCGAAGAAATCATCAGCCCAAATTTCAACAACATCGACAAGGATTCGTGTGACTCCGAATGCTGACTTTAATCCGTTCCACAACGTAGGTTTGTCAAGAAATGGGTGAAGTTCGCTGAAAACGTCAGAAGTGATATTAAAAGTCTTTTTTACAGTGCTAATATTTAAAAAATCGCTAATATTGTCAAAAAACTTCTTTTCTGTATTTTCGTTATTTGTCATCTTAATCCTAAAATGTTGAGCAGTTCTTATTCTATTCTTCTGCCAAGTGCTATACATTCTTCTTACCTTAAAGTTGGCACTGCGTACACCACCATGATCTCCGCGCATCTTCAGTTACCTTATTTGATGTCGGGTGACCATTAGCACACGTTTTCTGTGAATATACTTTAAATGTGAATTGCGCTTCGCCGTCTTCATCAAGCACGGACTTATAAGTTCTAATGGATGCACCGCGAGCTTTGTAAGCATCCTTTAGTACTGAAACAGTAGCGCTGTGTAAAATAATAAATTCTTCTGACGTTAAATCAGTTACATTTCTATGAGGTACAATACCGGCTTTGTATAAAGCTTCTGATTTCACGTAATTGCCAACTCCAGAGACACATGATTGGTCCATAAGCGCTTCGCAAATAGTCCTGTTAGGTTTCTTTAATACCTTTTGTGCAAATAATTCTGGTGTTACTAGTGGGTCACCCAACAAATCTGGTCCTAGACTCTTCAGCTTCTTGTCATGATCTTTTTTGTTGTTGACAAACTTCACGGTTCCAAAATGACGAGGATCATTAAAGAATAGCTTACCGTCTTGATGATGCACGATCATAGATGTATGATTCGTTTTCTTCGTGGAAAATTGACCAGACATTCCGTATGTAATCCACATGTACCAAGGAACAACATCACCATCAAGTTGCCACCACATAAACTTACCCTTGACATCAAGGTCAATAACTTTGAGTGGAAAAGCATCAAGAACTAATCTATAAGATTCAGGAACTTTTTCTTTATATCTACCTGTTTGAGTAAACTCGATTACCTTGATTGTTTTGTTCAAAACGATTGAACGAAGTACGTCTCTCGAATGACGCAATTCCGGTCCTTCAGGAATAACCCACCTTCCTTTCTTACTTCAAGAAGTATATCTAATTTCATTTAACATTTACACTTTTTGTTTTTCATGTTTAAATTTGTTGTATAGTTATTTACGAGAACATGTCAATTTTTAGAGAACACAAAACCGTTTCTGATAGATCTGCATCAGATCGTAGAAGACATAAAGAAAAAATTGAGAAAGCTATTCGTGAAGGAATACATCAGATTGTTGCAGATGAATCAATTATTGGAAACAATGGTAAGAAAAAGTTCAAGATTCCTGTAAGAGGAATAAAAGAATACCGTTTTGTTTATGGCAGCAATAACAGCAAAAATGTTGGTTCAGCTCCCGGCAAAGACATAAAACGTGGACAAAAAATCGGAAGTGGTGATCCTCAACCGGCACAAGGACAACCAAACAAAGCTGGTAGTGAAAGTGGTGAAGAATATTATGATGTTGAGATCACACTCGATGAACTCGCACAGTATCTCTTCCAAGAGCTTGATTTGCCTGATCTACAACGTAAACAACTAACAAACATTTCTAGCGATAAATTAAAGAGAAATGGATATCGATCAGACGGCATCATGCCTCGTTTAGATCGTAAAAAGTCTGCTATAGCGAGAATTAAACGTATGAAAGCTGCAGGTTTCGACCCTGACGCTGCAGAAGAAGGAGAAACATTCCCATTTCATGATGATGACTTAAAGTATCGTCATTACAAGATGAAGCAGGAACCATGCAC